CAGAGACAGCCAGACGTGACAGCGTGTTCGTGGCCGTTGCCACAAGGATGTCACCGATAGCATAGGTCGATTGACCCGTACCGCCGTAGCTTGCCGCAACCGGTGTACCTTGCCACACACCTGTCGTGATCGTGCCGACCGAAGTCAGTTGGGACAGCGTAGCAACTTGGCTATTGACCAGTGTGCCCGATGTCGGCAATGTGACGTTCGTCGTGCCAGTCACATTGATCGTTGTACCGAACGCACCACTGAACGTCAGGTTGCCGCCAACCGTGATAGTCGATGTGCCATTGTTGACACCCGTACCACCATACTGCGGGGCAATGATCGTGCCGTGCCACGTACCAGTCGTGACCGTACCAAGGGTGACAATCGATGTCTGACCAACGTAGGTCGAATTGATGTCCAGCGTGTTACCGTTCTTCGACAGACCCGGACCAGTGATGATTTCACCGACACCCGAGAACTGCGTGAAGTTGATGGCCGTAGTACCAAGATTGATCGCACCATCCGTGACCAGCACGAAGCCTTGATCGTGGTTCAGCGTACCTTCTTCAACGAACGTGAACAGACCCGGTGTGACATTGGTATTCGAGTTCGCATCAGTCGAACGTGACCATGCACCAGCAGCCGCGACATAGATACCGTTCGTGGTTGCATCGGTCTGTGCCATCACCAGCACGCGATCACCCGCGTTCAGTGACACACCATCAACCGTCTGTAGTCCCGACAATGTGATGTTGGCAGTCGTCGCAGCACGCACCGATACCTTCACGTCCAGACCAGCACGCGACGCGTCCACATAGTTCTTCGTGGCTGCATCTTGCGGGTTGACCGGATCAGCAAGGTTCGTGATCGTGTTGCCCGACATGTTGACGTTGCCGGTGTACGTCGCACCCGCGAATGTCGGCGCTGTCGAACTTTGGATCGTCGTGGCAATGTTGACATCACCCGAACCATCGAACGACACCGTACCCGTCACCGGGCCAGTCAGGTTGATGTTGCGTGGTGTCAGCAGCTTGGTCGCAGTATCAGCGTTGCCATGCAGCGCACCTGTGACCTGTGTGACCGTGATGTTGCCCGACGAATCGCGCATCACCAGTGTTGAAGCCGTGTTGTTCGGTGTAGCCGCATCGATCATCGATGTGTAACGCACACCGCCGATCACCAAGTGGTTTGCAGCATTACCGGCTGTTTCCGTACCGACACCGATGTACAGACGATCACCGCCGTTCGAACCGTTGTCTGGTAGGTATGAATAGGCGAGTTCGCCCGCCGCCAGTGTTGGCGGATTGCCCGATACACCCGAGCGTTTGATACGAATGACTGTTGACATTAGAAGTGACCCCCTTCGATGTACTGACTTTCAAGCATGGTTCCAGCTTCCCACTTGCCCGATTGTTCGCTGAAGATCAGCAATGCGCCGTCAGTGATGTTTGTAACGTCAACGTCTTGTGCTTGTGACAGAAGTGCCAGACCATTCGCACCGGCTGGACCTTGTTGACCCGGATCGCCCTTTGGACCTTGCGGGCCAGTAGCGTCAACCGTGGCATTCAATACCTTCTGCGAACCGCCGACCGAGACGCTGACCGGTGTTTGTTGATTGACTGTTACTTTCATGTCTGTGTTACTGCCGGGAAGATCGTGACCAGCCCTTTCAGGAACCGTGTCACAACCCCATTGATGTTGTACTGTGCGTCATAGACATAACGGCCAGCCGCCATTGCAGCGGTTTGTGTCGCAGTCATCGACAGCACGACTTGTCCCATTGTTGGATCACCGAGTACGGTAATCGTGAACGGGAATGCGACCGTGGACGTGTACGACTTGCGCACCTGTGATGCCAGTGTCGCATTGGTCAAATCCACCGGAATACCATTGTCATCAGAAATGGTAATCTCAGTGGAAAATGTCACGCCTTGGTCGATGTAGAGATTGTATTCAGCCGCCATTCTTCAGCACTGCCAAGAGAAGTTGTTTGATTTCGGCAATATCCGCCTTGATAGTATTTAGCTCTTCTTCATGTTTATCGACTTGTTGCTGTCGTTTCAGCGCCGCGTCACGGCGTGCAATGTAGGACTCGTAGTCCGCCCGGTTGGTGTTCACGATGGCCCCTGTCGCACGGTCGCGAACTAGGCCATCGTGACCGGCGACTTTGATGTAGTCGGTCACGATGGTTTTCCTTCTGGGTTATGCGCAAGCGATGATGCGAAGGTCTTTGACCAGTGGTACTTGTGAAGAGTCCGTGGACTGCATCACGATCTTGACTTGGATCGCATCGAACGCTGCCATGCCGGTCAGGCTGTATGACGTGTCCGTGAACGTCTGGTTGGTCGTCTTCTTGATCGCGCTGTCAGGGTTCAACAGCACATACGGAAGAGCGTCAAAGCCAGTCGTCAGGCCAGCCGGGTTCGCCTTGTAGTACACCAGCACATTGCCCGCTGGCGGAACTGCCAACGCCATCTGTACCCGGAGATACGTCGATGTGTTGGAGAAGTTCACCTTCTTGGACACGTACTTGCTGATCGTTGTCGAACCAGCCGGTGCAGTCTCGTCAAGGAACTGGCTGTGCATCACCAGCGTCGTTGCCGTACCTGTTGCTTGCGTCGTGAAGGTGTTGGCAAACGTCACCGAACTACCATCACTTGCAACAGCTTGCGTCAGGAAAGTGCCGTTGTTCGACGCCGTGCCCGAGATGACAACATACGTACCCGGAACGATAGTCAGCAGTGCTTGCTTCGTTGTCGCGTCCGTTGTCGTGATCTGGTTGCCCGAGAACGACAGGTTGGTGTTGCCACTGACCACGGTCACATCGTCCAGCGCTGCCACGTTGGTGTTCGCAAGGGTCGGCGTACCGATACGGTTGCGAACCGCGATGGCTGACAGACGGTGCATGTCGATGAACGGTGAAACTGCATCGTTCGTCGTGTACATCTGACCCTTCAGCCAGAGTGACTTCGAACCATTCAGGATCGACGCAGATTGGTTCGGTGCCGATGCTACCAGACACGTGTTCCCAATCGTGTTGTTGTCGTTCACCACGACCGGCCAGTAGGACGTATCCAACACATACGGGGTTTCCGTACCACCACGCGGGGTTTGGCCCGTAGTCGTCTTCACGAACCACGCCGTAGTCGTATCCGTGAAGCTTTGGGCTTGAACCACCGGTTGCAGCGTGTCATACGTGACGTTAGCCGTCGCATACACACCAGCATTGCCGCCCAGACCCGACGATGTTGCCGCCGATGTCACGCTGATCGTGTAGCTGTCGAATTCGACATTGCTAATCACGAACGTACCGTTCAACTGTGCAGCCGGGATGCCGTTCACTGCCGCCGTCACACCGCTGATCGTCACGGAAGAACCCGTTGGGTTGCCGTGGTTCTGATCGAACACACGAACCAGCGTTGAACCGCTTGCCGTCTGGAACGGCGTTGCAATCAGTGCGTGAAGGTCAGGCTGCGCGTTCACGAACTCAACTTCACCATACTGACCCGTCACGAACTTCGCACGGTTGATCGTGAACTTGATGTCGCTGTTCTGGTTCGCAGTCCACGTTGAAGCATTCTGCGATTCGAACATCACGCCAGTGTAAGGCTGTTCCGAGATGTAGCTGTCGGAGTTCACCACCTTCTCACCGAGCGTCGCGATCCACACGTTGTACGCATTGGAATCGGACATCACCACCAGCGCGTAGCTAGTGCCATCGTTCACATAGACCGGCGATTCGAAGGTGAAGCGGGTTGCCACGCTCGCGTCTTGCGACACATTCACCTTGTCCGGTGTCAGCACGGTGTGCGAGAACGGCAACACATTCGTACCCGGATAGCCATTGACCACATCACGGATTTCAACCTGCACCGGAATGTTCTGGTCCTTCGATTGGAAGTACAGGTCAACCGAAGTCAGGAACGCACCGTCAGTGCTGTTCACAAGGAACGTTTCTGCAAGTGGGTCCCACCAGCCAGTGTCAGACACAACCGAAGTCGAAGTCTGCACAACTGTTTGGGTATCCGAAACTTGCGTCTGAACGATTTCCGCATTGCGGGTCGAAGTCACATACGCTTGCTTCGTTTGAAGGATACCGGTTGCCGTGTACTGCACTGCTGCATACGATGTGGAATCCGTACCATTGGTCGAACTGTCCGTCACCTTGAATTCGCGAGTGCCAGTGCGGAACTTCAGCGAATTGTCATCAGGGATTTGGAACAGGCCAACGATGTCACCGTTGAAGTTCGACACCAGAGCGCCGCCTTCATTGCTGACTGTCGGGGCAACCGTCAACGTACCACGGCTGTTCGACAACGTACCTTGAATCACGTCACCCGCTTGGAATGAACCAAGGATGTTCAGGACTTGCAACTGAAGCGTACCGTCAGCATGGTTCTCTTGCAGACCAACCACCGCCGTAGCAGGGCTGTTCGTCAAGGTGTAGCTAGTCGAACCACGTTGCACCACATACACCACGTCACCCGAATCGAGTGCATTGTTCGTGTTGCCGGTAATCTGGCGTGCGAACTGATCGGCCAGACCACCCACGTTCGACTGATAGTCAAACACGGACGTGAAACCCGATACCGCCGTGTACTTCAGTGCCGTCGAAGGTGTCACATAGGCCGAAACCGATGTGCCATCAAAGAACGGGTAGAACGTCGTGTTCGGCTTCAGGCCACGCGACATGAACTGCACATTGCGGGCACGGATGTACGGAATCACTGCCTGTGCCACAACGTTGTCTGCCGTCACCGTGTTGGTGATCTGCGGGACGATCTGCGTGTTGATACCAGTACGCGATTGTCCGACAGTCGTAGCGGTCGTCTCTGTCACCAGAGTACGTGCTTGACCCGTACCATTACCAAGGTTGTCTTGCGAAGCAGGACGCAGTTGCAGCGGACCACCGTTCACCGAATAGGTGTTGGTGTGAACGCCCCAATTGTAGGTCGTCGTGCTAGTCGTGCTTGCACCGGTCCATTGGGTCTGCCAAGCATTCCACACCGTACCCAGAACACCAGATGCCGCAGCGAGTGCCGAAATGGTGTTGAAGTTGCCGTCCACGTTCGTCACGATGTCTGGCAGTTGGTACGTATCGAACCATTCGTCCGAAGACGGTGTAAGGTCCGTGTGGCCGATGAAGGCATAGACCGCGAACGGGTTGACGTTCACGTATTCCGACGCATACGGCTGCGAGATGAACGACACTTGGCTGTACGGCAGTGTCACCACATCGCCCGTCACCTGATAACCAGCCGCAGCACGTTGGCTGTTGTTGGTGTTGTTCTCAATCAGGTTGATGTTCTCCATCGAGAAGAACGGACGCAGCATGTTGTTCGTCATGTCGATAGAACACATGTAGTCCGGGTTCGACGGGTTGCCAACGCCGTGACCATTGAACGAGTCCACAATGAAACCGTTCTGGTAACGCGTCAGACCTGTCGAATCTGTGATGTTCATCGACGTTGTTTGCTGTTCAAGCAGCGACAGCGACGTGTAGTATTCAAGGTTGGCAATACGCTTGTCCAATGCGCCAATGTCACGCATCGTGTAGCGCTTGTTGTCAATCGTGGTCACTGCAACGTTGGTCGTCTTCGTACCAAACGTGTACGGTTCCAGATTGACCGTGAATAGGACCATCGCCGTTGACGGATCATCCGGCAGTGCTGGCGTCAGTGACGACACGCCCTTCACGTCAAAGAACGTACCATCCGAAGCCAGTGCAAGCTTGTCTTGACGGCCAAGGTAGTTCGTGTAGTTCGTGATGACATCGTAGCCACGCACCGGCACACCGTTCACAATCGCACCCGATGACACGAAGTCTTGACCATTGGTCGAGATGCGCGGGCGGAAGTCGATGCAGTCACGCAGTGCCATACCGTTGAAGTACGGGATGTCCTGATACTGCATCGTTGACAGGTACGAGTTGACCGTGAAGTAGTCACCCGTCGAACTGTGCGAGAAGTATTGGTACGTGATCGTGATCGGCGCAGTTGCAGCCACACCGGTCGATGACAGGCTGATCGATGCCAGACCGTAGTACGAGTCCGTCTGACCGTCATTGAACGTGTAGTTCGACGTAACGTCCTTCGTGTACTGGCCCGTAGGTGCAGCAAACGTGCCGCTGTCCTGCATCACCGAGACGAGTGCATAGCCGTCAGCTTGTGGAAGCGTGATTGTCGATGCACCAGCCGTTGCCGCAGTCGTCAGCACCAGCGTACCGGTGTTCAGGGTCTTGATCTTCTCAGTGCCCGAACCTTGGCGGTTCACTGCTGCAATCACGCTGATCGAGTGCGAAGCTTGTGACGCAGTGAAGGTCAGCGTAGCTTGGCTGTTCGATGGCGTGTTCAGGGTGATCGATGCCGGTGACAGGATCGCGCCAGTCGTGTTGTCCACGCACGTGTAGTTCGATGTCAGTGCCGTCGATGCGAACGTATCCGTACCGCTTGTTGCGATAGTCAGGACACCCGACGCATTGGCCGTACCAGTGAAGCGCTGTTGGACCGTGTACGAAGTGCCAATCGTGCCATCCGACGAGCGAACCGATTGGATCGCATAGTTCGGCATCTTGAACACGTTCGGGCTGTTCTGCGGTTCAAGCAGCTTTGTGTCATACACCCAACCAGCACTGTTCGTGATCGTCACTGCGGTAGCGACAGTCAGCGAAGTGTTCGATGCAATGGCCGTCACACGGCTAACACCGCCAGCCGTCACGAAGTAGTCACCAACCACCAGTTGCGATTGGAACAGCGTGCCGTTACCAGTCACGGTCGTGCTTGACGATGCCGACAGGGAACCCGTCAGTTGCGTCGTGACCGGCTGAATGTCTGCACTGAAGTTCAGGACCGTCGAACCATAGTTGATGAAGAACTGCTTCACGTTCGTGTTGAAGTTCTTGCCGCTGTTCATCTTGATGTCGAACAGTGCCAGCAGATACACTGCGGTCTGCGTACCAATCGTGCCAGACACATACTGGAATGCACGTGCGCGGGCCGTACCGACAAGGTTGCCAACCGATTGCACACCCGGCGTGACCGTCATCTGGTCATACAGGTTCACGGTTGCATTCTGGTCGATCTTCGGAATGCCGTTCACGTTCGTCACAAGGACGTAGTTACCCACGGTCGTCGTGATGTGCGACGA